TATGCAGCAACACTTCAAGGAGAATTAGCCGCTTGTCAAAGGTATTACATCCGCTTTGGTGCTAGTGGCGGTTTAACGACTGGGGCTTATTCCACTTATGGAAACGGATACATTGTTTCCACAACTGACTCATCATTTCCTGTTCAGTATCCAGTCCAAATGAGAACACTTGCAACCAGTGTTGATTATGCAAACCTTGCTATCCAAGATTTTGCTGCTGGTGTTATTGCTGTTTCAGCGGTTGCGTTGAATACAGGATTTAATAGTGTTACGCAGTCAACACTTTCAGCCACAATTTCAGGCGGTACGGCTGGACGAGGCGCAAAGATACTTAACAACAACAACACATCAGGCTATCTCGGATTTAGTGCGGAGTTATAAAAATGGATAATGTCACTTTCATAACAATCAACGAAGTAGAACACGCAATTATTGACCGAGGCAACGGAGAGTTCACTTCGATGCCTAAAGAGTATTACGACAAGCAGCAAGCGGAACAATCCACACCAATTGTGACGGCTGATGAGTAATTATCCGCAGGGCACAAATGCTCGCTTGATCGAGGTTGCAGCTGCTGAGGTTGGAACAATTGAGGAAGGCGACAACCTTACAAAGTACGGCAAATTTACAAAAGCAGACGGTTTGCCGTGGTGTGGTTCATTTGTCAATTGGTGTGCAGATCAAGCTGGAGTCAAAATCCACAGCGTTGTTGGCACAGCTGTTGGCGCACATAAATTTAAGGAAATGCAACGCTGGTCAACTATGCCTCAGCTTGGCTACTTGGCTTTCATGGACTTTCCACATGACGGCGTAGATCGTATTTCACACATTGGCATTGTTGTAGGACTCATTGACACAAAGACATGTTTGACCATTGAAGGCAATACGTCTGGGACAGGCGATCAACGCAATGGTGGCATGGTTATGGTCAAGGTCAGATCGTACGGAGAGGGCAAGGAGATCGTCGGTTTTGGCATACCTAAATTTGTGCCATACAAGGGCGAATTTCCACAGGTAGATGCACCAGCTGCAAAAGCAGCCGCAGTCAAAAAGGAGAGCAAAAAATGGAACAAGCAAAAGCCGTAGCAGCCTCATGGGCGCGCTCATTTCTGGCAGCTGCACTTGCCTTATACATGGCAGGCGTGACTGACCCAAAGACATTGGCAATGGCAGGGGCAGCAGCTGTTGCACCAGTGATCCTGCGCTGGCTTAATCCAAATGACAAAAGTTTTGGCAACTTGGGGAAGTAGCCAGAAACTTGCGGCGGCAGGGTTGGTTTGGGCACTTGCACTAATCCTGTCCGCTTGCGGGTATCAAGGCTGGACGCGCTATGAGTGTCAAGAATTCGACAACTGGTCAAAAGCGGAGTGTCAGAAACCGCAATGCCTCCCAACTGGAACATGCACTGACGACCTACTTGGCATTGACCCGTGATAAGCCAGCACGACGCAAATCACCAGAGGAAATACACGCACAGCTAATCCTGATTATTGGGGCAACACTAGCTGCGGTGTTTTTGGTTGTGACCGTTGGCATTACCTATGCACTTATCTTTGTCACACAGCCAATTGGGGCACAAGCACCCAATGACGCTGCATTTATTGACTTACTTAAAACACTAGCGATCTTTCTTACAGGCTCGCTCGGCGGTGTGCTGGCTGGCAATGGACTCAAATCTAAGCAAAAGCCACAGGACACGCCGACAAACACGCAAGGTTCTTGACCGCGCGCCAATCATGCGTCACCCTGAGTTCAGGTGGTAACACTTACCGCCTAGAAATCGGGAGAATTCTAAATGGTACTTGATCTATTAGACCCAGAGACTTTGGGTCGTTTGGTTGGCGTAATCTTTCTTATGGTGCTCGGCGGTGCAGCTGGTTATGCCAAAGGCTTTAAGGAAGGCAAGCGCGAAGGCATGGCACGTCGTAAGGCGATTAGCCGTCACATCTCAAACAAGGTGGCTGACTAATGGCATTTCTAGATAACTACGAGGGCAACAAAGAGCGCACAGATCGCTGGATAGCAACATACCCAGAAGGTCGTTTGCAGGCACACATTGTCGAGTTCAATGCTGAGAAAGGCTACATACTCGTACAGGCTAAAGCTTGGCGCAATCAGTCAGAGATCGAGCCAGCAGGCATTGATTACGCATACGGCTTTATTGCAGCTTACAACCCAAACATGAAACGCTGGTTTGTTGAGGACACAACGACCTCAGCTTTGATGCGCGTCATGGCGTTGGTCATGGGCGGGACAGAAAAGGCAACTCGCGAAACAATGGAACAGGTCGAGAAGCTATCAAAAAAGGTTGCCACAGCTGATGTCAAGGCTGATTATGACTATTGGACAACAAAGCACGGCGACGTGCCTAGTTACGCCACAGCAGCAGAAGCCGAGCAATCAGGCATACCGTCGCTTGGTTCATCAATAGACGAAATCGCAAACCAATTGGGCGGTCAACTGGTCGAGGAAAAGCCACGTTGCGAACACGGCACACGCGTTTGGAAAACAGGCGAGTCAGCCAAAACTGGTAAAGCCTGGGGCGGGTATTTCTGCACCGAGAAAGCCAAAGCAAACCAGTGTGAGCCTGTTTGGTATCAACTAGGCAGCACAGGTCAGTGGGTCGTGCGTTTGCCATGAGTGACTACATGGAGATGATCGACGTCAAAACAATGATGTGCAAGCTGCTTTGCAATGGCGAAGTGGTTGCTGAGTACAAAGTAGAGCAGTGTGACAAATGCTCACAGATTACAAAGCTTGACTCATTTGGCTACCAAAAAGGCTATGACGCACGTGAGAAAGTCATTTGGTTTTGCGGTGGTTGCCGTTGAAAATCAAGCTCACAGCAAATGAAATGTGTGTGTGCATGGTTGCAGCTGTCAAGATCACCAGCGACAAAGGCGACTTGCTAGAGTCAAAAGGTCATTACAACGAAACATCATTTATGACTTATTTGGCAGAATTAGCTGAGTCAATTGGTAGTGAGTGGGCAGTAGCCAAATACTTTGGTTTGCCATTTGACCCATTTGAGGACAAAGGCAAGGTCAAGGCTGATGTTGGCGCAGCTATCGAGGTGCGCTGGACAAAGTATGAGCTGGGTCAACTGATCGTCTATGAGTACGACAGACCCAATGACATTGCTGTGCTAGTAACAGGCACAGCACCCAACTACTACATAGCAGGCTGGATACCAGTCACAATGGCACAGAAGCCACGATACCGACACAGCAAGCAACCGACTTGGTGGGTCACACAAATCAACCTGCAACCTATTGAGAATTTGAGGAAATCCAATTATGGAACAAGTGCAATTTGAGTGCCGCATTTGTAAAAAGGTGACACGGCAGCTCGTACATAAGATCACAGACAACTTGCCACAAGGCGTCGAGGTTATTCAATGCACCAAGTGCGAGGTTATGGGTGTTGCCCAGATAGGAGGCACAGATGCCGACGTATGAGTATCAATGTGTATCGTGCAACATCAGCTACGAAATTACAGAGAAGCTTGCAGAACACACAACACCGTATTGCTGTGGGTTCATGATGCGTCAAATTTACGGTGCGCCAGCAATCGTATTTAAGGGTAAAGGTTGGGCGGGTAAGTCATGAAGTTATCCACAGAGGTTATGCACAGGCTGTGCGCAACGCCCAACAGCACGCTCAATAACCTGTTAACCTTGACAGGCTTGGTACGCTGGTTTCGCTTGAAGCGAGCCGCTGAGGCGGATAGCTCGCAAGGGCGCAATCGGCTAATGGGCAAGGTCTATGCCATTGCGGCATTGCTTTCAATAACGACAACACTCGAAGCAAATGCAGCTAACTATTCAATAGATCACTTGAAACTTTATTCGCACAGTCGTTTGCTGGACTGGAAAGAGTTTCAATGTTTCAACAAAATCATTACCAAAGAAAGTCGCTGGTCATACACAGCACGCAATGGAAGTCACTATGGTCTAGGACAAATGAGGTCTAAGCACTATCGTGACCTCGACCCATTTAGACAAATAGATGCCACAATCAAGTACATAACAAAGCGTTATCAAACGCCATGCAAAGCGTGGGCATTTCATCAAGAGAGGAACTACTACTGATGAGCAGTGCATTACAGGGTAACGGCAGTACAACCAAGTGGCGCAAGATAAGACTACGCATCTTGCAACGTGACGGTTATGTTTGTCAGATGTGTGGTGTGGAGGAGGCAAATAGCGTCGATCACATTGTGCCTAGAGCTGCTGGTGGCAGTGATGAGGAGTGGAATTTGCAAACGTTATGCACTAGCTGCAATTCAAGCAAGGGGGGGCGTTTTTTTAGTGTGCCTAAGACACCTCTGACCCTTCTTTC